TAACATACTTCCAGAGTCTACATATTCACCTCTTCCCTCGGGGTTAGCAGAAAACTTAAGCATATAATCTATGGCTTTTTGTTCTGCCTCTGTAAAATACTCTTTATTTTTTAATATATCTGCAAGTTTAGAAAACTGTCCAGATAAAACATCATAATCAAAAAGTTCTTCGTCTGGCTTACTATTTACAGCGTCAATACGTTTTGTCTCTTCAAGATCTAAAGTTTTTAAATGAGTAGACAACAAAGGGTATATGCTGGCCATAGATTTAGATAAATCTTCTTTAGTGAAGTTTTCAGCTATATAGTTTTCTATACTATCCGTATTACCTGTTCTTACTGGACTTTCTATTTCTTGATTAAATATATCGCTAGCTACTACTTGTCCGTTTTGTTTTAATTCGTAACCTATAACAAGACCTTCCTGTTCTACAGGTTCAAATATATAAGCGGTATCTTTTAAGTTATCATTAACGTCTTCAACGTTTAAAGCTCCGCTATCAAAAGCGTTCATTATATTAGAAAACGCACCTTGTTCAAAAGCGTTTTTGGCTTTAATTGTTTTTTCGTATTCTTGTATTTTCTTATAATTCTCAAAAAATTCTTTTTCCCCTCTGTCTGTTATTGGATTTAAGTCTAATGTAACTTTGTTACCACCTAAGTTAGCCGTAATTTTGTCATCTAAAAAATAAGACTTATCATCAAAAACAACACCTGAAAATTCACCTCGTAAAGCACCTATAACCTCTTTATTATCTTTTCTTATTATAGTTTCAGGTATTTCTAAGTTTATATCTCCTTGCTCTATTTTAGTCTGAGCGTCTTTAACTAGTTTTTCTAATTTTTTTCTAGCACCTAAACCTGCTCTACCATTATTAGGATCAAATAGTTCGTTATTAAAATGAGCTAGATTAGCTTTAGCTTGTTTTAATTCTTTAAAAGGATCTTCATCAAATACACCTGTGGCTGAAGCCAAAGAAATATTTTCCAAATCTAATTCCGTATTCTCGGGTGCTGGATCTATATCCGTCACTACACTTGCACCCGCATTCGGTACAGTGACTTGTTGAAAATCTATTTTTTCAGTTTCAATCTCTTCCACGTCGCCTTCTTCAAATAGACCGTTTTGGTTTACATACTCGTCAACAAGTTCTACACCACCAGCTAGACCCACTAGCTCGTCATATGTGTATCGTTGTCCCGTTTCTGGGTTTACATACATATTTATTTGTTTTTATTATAAGTCAAGATAGTTGCTTAACGCTGATCTTTCTTCGTTAGTAAACGAATTTTTTCCTTGATATTTTGATTTTCTCCAGTATGGTTCCTGCGTACTAATTCTATCTCCATCATCAGTGGTCGTGCTAATACTTGGAACAGACCAAGTGTAAGGTATCCATGAATTAGATGTTTCATCCCAATCGATTTTTCTATCACCTTTTTTAAGTGCTGAAGTTCTAGGCGCCACGTCTTTACTAAATATTTCACCTCTAAATGCTGTATTTGCAAAAGCGGTTCTTTGTTCTGAAACATCTGCCATTGCTATCTGCTGATTCGCCGTCAAACCTTTAGAACCTTGTGGAGCATAAGATACAGATGGATCTGATTCTTTGAAGTAACCATATTCACCAGCTTTGTAATTAGTAAGACCTCTTTCTTTTAGTTGCTTTATGTCATCGTCTGTTAATTCTCTTCTAACAAAACCAAAGCCAGGCGTTTCACCCACTTCATCTTCAGCTTCTTCACGAGTATACTTTTTATTAGTATCTGGATTTGTACTTGCCATTAACTGGTCAATATTCATAGAGCTAGTTAATCCGGCATCTTCTCGTATTTTATTTATTTCAGCTAACCTTAACCACGATTTTTGCTGTTCTTCTGTTAATTGGACAAACTCGTTAATATTAATATCACCCATTTCTAAGCGTTGTTCCATATAAGCTTTCTTATCTCTAGGTGGTAAAGCATATAAACCAGCTAATCTTCCCTCTAATTGTTTTTCTAAAGACTTGTCTATGCCTTTCATATCTATAAATTCAGATGCGACTAAAGTTCTAACTTTACCAGCATCTGTACGTATGGTATCTCCAACAGGCGTCCAAGCTGTTTTAAAACTAGCTGTTATTTCACCTTTTGATTTATTTAGTATATTAGCATCTACTAAAGTTTGATTTCCATCAGTAGCTGCTTCAGTCGCTTTTAACAGTTGACCGTCCCAGTTTTTCATGTTTTTCTTCCATGTAAAAGTAACACTACCATCTTCATTTACTTTATATGTGTTGTTAGCATCTTTGTTTTTAGCCTCTGCTAACCATCCACCTTCTCCTAAACCACCTTTTAATATTTTAGAACCTTTTGCAACTGTGGTTACAACTTCTACTACTCTATCACCGTTACTTAATCTCCTGTAATCTTTGCTATCAACAGTCATTCCTTCAGCTGAAATGTTAGATAAACCAAAAGCTGCTAGTTGAGTACCTAGTTGTTCTTGAAAATTACCACCTTCCCAGTTTGATTCACGACCTGGACCTGGTCCATCTTTATATAATTCTACATCTTGTACGTCTGATAATATTATACCAGCATCGTCTTGTAGATTTCTTAAATTTGTATTTGCTTTAGAAACTTTATCACTATAATCTTTTCTTTGTTCTTTTGTTAAACCTCCTCTAGTTTGTAAAATAGTTTGAGCTTCTATAGATCCCATTACATAGTCATCGTCACCAGGTTTACCAACACCTTCCATTAATCTAACTTGTATTGCTTTAGCTTGATCTATTATAGAGTTTTCTAAACCAGCGTCTTCAAGATCTTCGTAAGTCTTGTCAGCATTTTCGTAAGCTTTTAATGAAGCTTCGTTCCAAGCTAAATCAAATACTTCTTGTTTTTTCTTAGCTGTTTCAGCGTTTTTAATTTTAAAATCTACATAATTCTGATAACCTGTGACTACAGCTTGACTGACTTGCTGTGCAGCTGCCGCCCAAGCTAAAGCTGATTTATCGTTTATTAATTTAGGATTGTCGTATGCGCTCATAGTTATATATTTTATGATTTCGGTTTCATTAAGCTCGCCGAAGCTATACCTGCTACACCTGATATAGCAGATCCCCATGCCCCGGCTTCTGCGGCAGCTGCATTAGATTGTGCTTGCATAGCGTTCGCTAAGTTACCAGCTTCATACCCTAAATCAGCATTAGATCTAGCTTCGTTCATTTGCATTGTAAATGTTTTACCAGCGGCTTCACCAGCTTGAAGTCTTTGACCTTCTGATATTGCTATACCTTGCAGTCTTTGTTCTTCTGAAACTTTCATAGCTTGAAGTGATGCTTCACCTTGTGCTCTTAGTTGTTCGTTTTTAGCCTCTTGAGCTTCAATATCTGCAGCAACACCTTTTTTGCTTGCTAAAGCTGCTTGAGCTAAAGCGGTTGCTCCACCAGCACCAGCACCCGTAGATTTTATTGTGTCCAACGTATTTGCTAAAGCTATATCAGCTTGCTCCATTTTAATCTCTGCGGCCTGTGTCGCTACGCCTAAACTAGAGAATGGATTATTCATCATGCCTGACAAGTTTTCAGCTAATCCAGATAGATTAACTTGATTTGCATAAGGATTAACTATATCAACTCTAGCAGCTTTAATCGCTGCTATTTCTGCTCTAGCCCTATTAGCATCATTACGAGCTCCTTTACCTGCTTTTTTTGCCTGGTTAGCTGATACGGCTCCACCTATAAGTGATGCTCCAGCGCCTACAATTGCTGCTACTCCTGCCATATTATCTTATTTTTTTAATTATTTCGTGTGATGGATTTTCATCCACCGTGTACCCTAATTTTTTGTGTTTATCTATTAGACTTTTGCTTCTACCTATACTAAGTATTAATTTAAAACCTCCATCATAAGCCCATTGCTCTAATGAATCTATTAATAATAATATAGCTTGCTCTCTGTCTTTTTTAATTCTATACTTTGGATTTGATATAATCCACTCCATCCAAGCTATTTTTGAATTTGTTCCGTATAAAAAACCTGCTACTATAGGTTCACCTTCTTTTTCTATTATAATTCCACCTGTACCATTTTCAGGTAACATTTCTTGTGATAAAGGTTCCCACTCTGGCCAAGACTTCCACCACTCTACGATAGTACTATAGTCTTCTTCAGTTAGTCTTCTTGCTGTTAATTTCATTTAATTGTATTTAATTAATAAGATGATCTATTGAATTCGCTAGAAACTGCGAATAATTCTCTTTGTGCTGACTGGTTTGCTGTTGGAACAGTAAACTTTACTTCAGAAGTAAAACCTTTAACACCTGTCACAGCTTGTCCAAATAAAACCTCACCTTGCTGTACAGCTGTTAGGTTTAATAAATTAGCAAAATATTTATTTTCTTTTCTTTTAAAGTTGTTAGTAAATAAAGATGTTTGCAAATCAGCCAATGTTGTTGATAGTTGATATTCTGATATTTGTAAAGCTACATCTTGATCGGTCGTTAATGATTCCATGATCCAACCACTACTACCCTCGTAGTTTATAGTGTTAAAGTTTTTAACCACTGAAGGCGATGGATTAAGCACTAAATTAACACTAGACGTGTAAGTTGTATTATAAAACTGAGCCCTGTTTACGCTTGTAGAATAATGCTGCCATATTTCACCTTCAAAGTAAGTGTATAAATTATTTCTTAAACTTCCAATTGCATCTGGGAAATAATCAAATCTACTCGTCCAACCTTTCACCGCTTCATCAAAAGCGACAGTCTCAGGATCAAAACCATTTTTAACTAAACCTTCAGCTCCACCTATACAAACAATGTATTGCTTATTATGCATGTCATAACCGCCGACTATTGGTAAACTACCAGCACCAGCTAAATTATCTCTAAAGAAATCAACCATACCATACATAGATATCTCAGTAATACCGTCTTGTGATAATCTTAATATTAGATTTTTAGTTCTATCTGCAAAGTATTTTCTATATCCAAATACACCAAAGCTTTCTGGGTTTGTACTTATTCCATATTCACCAGCGTAAGGTACTATGCCGCCTATTACTACATTTGAAGCCGCTTGTAATGGTTGACCTTCTTGAGTATATATAGCGTCTTTATCTATAAGGGCTTTACTTACTTTTAATTCTTGAAATATAATTAGGTTAGTATCTTCCGCGTAAAGCTTTTGTATAGAACCATAAGATGGGTCTACACTTCTAGTAATGTTCTCTGCTACAGAAAATTGATTAGTATTGTTAACACCTGTTCTAGAATTAAAAACTCCAGAGTATATCATAGAATTAAATCTATTGTTTTGAGAAGCGTTGTCCTCTACTAAATAAGCTTTTACACCTAAGTCTACGTTTGTATTGTTATAACCCCCTCTTATCCTAGCTTCTTCAGCATACCAGTCTGTTGTATCACTTGAATAAACTCTAGGTATCTCAGTAAACAATTCGATAGGACCAAAAATTAAAACATCTGTATTTGTTAAATTTACAGCTTCAGACAAAGTAACTGTATAAGGAGATGCACTCATTGAAGAGGATATTAAATAAACTTTACTTGGAAATCCTACTACATCAACTCCATTTGCATCTTTAGCATAAACTCTTTGCCCATAACCTAAATCAGGAACATAAGTAGTAATTGTTTGAGTAGCGCTATTAGCATCCGTAGATATTATACCTGTATTAGGCCTAACCTCTGCTATAGAATCCATCTTCTTTATCCAAAAAGAGTTAAAATAGTTTATTTCAATAGTTGCCGCCATATTATATTATCACTTATTTTTTTAATTTATTACTAGCAAATGTTTGCTGCTGAACCAGACATTCCAGCATATCGTGTTACTGGTATGCCTCCATTTTTTACATTTGTAGGACCAACAACAGAACCGGTGCCATCAAAAGATTGTGCTAAAATAACACTCGTTGAATCACTAGCGTAGCTAGGATCACTTATTGTGTAACCATTTATAACTTCTCCACTTGCACTAAACTTTCCTTTATAAACAACTTTACTAGCAGCTAATTGATTAAAAGGTTCAGTTGGAGAAGACCAAGTACTAACTTGGGTACAAATGTCACCTGGATCAGTATAACGAGTCCAGTATCTTTGCCCAGCCTGGCAACTACCACCTATCACGCATTTGTAGTTTTGAATTGCACCTCCTTCAAAAGTGTGATACAAATTACCTTGTGCACCTTGATTTGGCTCCCATGGAGTTAATAAAGCCGCGTCATCAAAGAATTGTCTAACAGTGCTACCATACTTTGCGTGAGCATATACCGTCTCTGAGTTTCCTATTGGTAGTAAGCTTGAATTTGGAAAAGTACTAGTTGTTCCACCCGTGGTTTGAACTGTATATGGATAACTATATAAAACACCTTGATCTTGTGCACCCGCTGAAAAATCAAAATTAGCATCTTCAGTTGTTATGTAACTATAACCTTGATAAAACCCTTTAACACCATACTGACTTCCCTCACACCCACAGCAACCTTGGGTGGGGCTACCAGGTGCGAATGCGTTGTATGTTGTTTTTACAGCTACAAAATATTCACCAGGTAGCTGATTAGCGTCTATATAAAAAACACCTGTTGTTGAACACTCATTAGCAGAAGTTTGAGGGTCACTTCTTCTAACTGTTGCTTGTAAATCATAAGCTGGTGAAGATGCAATAGTTCCAGCGCTAGAATCAAAAGACTGGTTAGCATCGTTTATTTCAACCCAAGAGTTTTGATTTGGTGTATTTGTATCAACTGCTCTATGGAATATTCTAACCCATTGAATCTCTGCGTTGTTTTCTGGGGTAGCATCAGAATTAGGACAATCCATTATGTTTTCTAGATTAACAGTCACTGTCATTGCTCCAGATGTTAATGCTACAGGTGTTAAATTTAATGAAGAACCTATATCACCTACAACATGGCTAATCATATTATAAACACCTCCATTACCACCAGTACCTAAATTAGGTGCTTGATTGGTATATATTGGCGTTGTGCCAGAACCACCGTTTTGTCTTGGCCCAAAATAAAAACCACCAATACCGAAAAACGCATTTCCATTAGCTATAGAGCCCACTGGTAAACCAAGGCCATTACCAGCTCCTGTAGTAGAATCAACAGCACTCTGCTGAATACCCATTCTCAAGCAAGGATTCGCACTTTGACAAGGGTTTGTATTTGTGTTTCCTTCTTGAGTCCAAATTGGTTCACTTTCAAAAAAACCTTGATAATAAGGTGGAACCATTTCAGGACCTACCGTTATTGTGAATGAACATGTTGTTTGCATTGTTGCGTACTCAGGCACTGCATTTTGCAGATCAGGAGGGTTTGAGCTAGACAAATATGCGTCTCTAACTCTAACAGTTAAAGGGTAAACTCCTAAAGGAACGTTTTGCCCTAAGGTTTGATTTAAAGTAAGTATACCTGTTATACCATTTAATACAAAATAATTACTACCGTTACCGGATGTTATATCAAAAAATAAATCTGTTGCTGCTGAGCTAGTTAGTGTTGTCCCGTTAACTGCATTAAAATCTATAACAGTTCCTGTTTCTGTTTGACTAGTTACTGTTACATAATCAGAACATGGAAGTGTAAATGACGGTGTAAAGTTTTGTAGTCTACCTGGAAAAGTTCTTGTTGTTACCTCTCCGTTATAAGTTATAGCTAAAGAGAAAGTAAAATTTTCTACAGTTGCTGCTGAATTTAAAAAAGCGTGATTGCTGTTTATAAACTTAACTCTATAACCACCTGCTTCTTGCTGCGAAGATTGAGGCACTTGTTCTAATTGAAAATCACCAGAAACATCAGTACCAGCAAGATTTGTAACAGTCATCACCGCTGTTGTGTTCGTAAGATTTACACCTGTGTTATTACGAGGGTAAAATATATCTGTTATCCAGGGTGAATTTGATGCACCTGTAGCACCAGTTAGTATGTTGTTATCAGCTCCATCAAAGTTTTGATTTTCTATAAATGTAAAATCTGTATCTGAAAAACCACCTGGTGCATCTGATCCAGCTTCTACATCTTGATTGATGTCTGAAATATAATTCCAACCAGTTGTGCTTTCCCAGAAAATATCTAATAACGAATCTACTGGGGCGGTTTCATATATGCTCAACCAAGGTACCATATCGGCGGCTATAACACCTAGTTTTTGATTAGTAGAAAATCTAGCTACAATAGGGTTTGTTTCTAGTTGGTACAAGTTTCTAGCCGCACTACCATTAAAATTATCTACTGAATATTGATAAAAACCTAAGTCATCTGCAGTACCTACTGTAGAGGCAATATCAGGTTTTTGCGTAGGGTAATACTGTTCGTTATCACCATACTCTATTATTATGTTATTAGCACCGGCATTTATAGCACCACCCGGACTAAATGTGACTGTTGTTTCATTTGCAACCGCATCATACTCTACTTTAGTAATAAGAGTTGCATTAGAAAATCTTTCTGGAAATTGATAGTTTTGTGGAAGAACTGTAGGAGAGCAATTCATTAAAACCCCACCAAAATATTCACATTTACCCATTAACAAAGCCATACCTGGTTCTAACGCTTTTTCTTGACCTGTACAAGCACCTGTTGGACAAAACACCGCTGTGTTTGTAGGATCATTTACACCAGTGAATTTAATTTCATTTACTTGATCAGCACCAACACAAGGCGGGCTAGCACAACCTGAGTGTGTAAAGCCTGTTATGTTAAACTTACCTTCGTAATTATTTACTCTACCAAATAGTTCTACACTACTTCTATATTGTTTTTGATCAGGTCCTACTTCAGATAAATCTCTAGGTATTTTATTTATATTATCGTTTATTAAAACAGCGTGAGCAGTATCATCTAATTCACCACCTGGAAATAAAATTTCATTTATACCATTAGCGTTTGCTGCATAAGAATAAGCATCACCTGCTGTGTCTGTGCCTACCACATATTGAATTTCGCTACCTTGAGTCATTTGCTCAGGATATCCATCTAAAAACCCAGGTAGATATGCATTATAATAATCTTGTTCTCTTTGTTTAACTACTATCTTATAAGAATACCAACCTAATGGATTTATAGAGTAAGCAAACTTAGTATCAGTATCTGTATTTTCTATTAAATATAAATAATAACTATTTGGCTTATCAAGCGTTGTAATGCTAGTTGTCCCTGCTGCGCTACTAATACTTAGTATTTGAGTGTAGTCTACGTATTCACCTCTTAAATACATGTCTGTTGTAGGTAAAGAACCTATAGTTGGTGTAGAGAAGCTTAATGTCCACCTATTAGTACCCGCGTTGTAAGTTAAAGAATCATTAGTGCTGTTGTCTACAACCCAAGATGTTTGAGGTTCTCCATATATACCTGGAGCACCCGTAGCTAAATTACGGTCTGAAGATCCTATTGTAAAATCACCTATTGTTTGATTTAATAAAAGCAAAGCTGCGTCACCAAACCAAGACTTTACATCTAGCGAGTCATTAGCATCATAATATGGGTGAAAAACAGTTGACCCACCAAATATAGTACTACCCTGAGCCGAGGAAAGCGTGTCGTATGTAGATAGAATAACTGAAGATTGTCTTCCAAATTTATCTGCTAAAACAAAACCTATTTGATAAGTTCTGTTTTGTTTTATTGTGTGATTAGGATATTCCGCCCAAGAAGTATATAGGTCATTTTTTTCTTGAACCGTACAGTTATAGTCAAGTGTATTGTAGGGTGTGTGCTTGTCTTTAAAATTACCATATATAACTCTATTACCAGCAATAGATTGAGCTAACGCTCTAACTGGCACTTTGTCATAAACTCTAGTTGTTTGTCCTTCAGTAAGTGTTTTATATGGTTTTTCAGATTGATATTCATAAACATAAATCTCCTCGTCCATTTCAGCTGCCATAGTAGTACCTGATATAGTCTTTAAAACTTTAACTACTAAGCCATTTGATTCTTTATATAGTATGTCTATATTTTGTATTTTATATTCTGTAAGAACATTCTTAGAAACACTACCTCCTAAGTTTACATTTGTACCAACTCCGGGTAAAGATATTCTTAATTTAACGTTATCTACATTATTTTCAAACCATTTAACAATAGTACTTTCATAAGCCTGTGTTTCATTTCCGTTTAGAAAAAATCCAGATTGTTGAGGTATAAATGCTATCTGAGTAAAAGGAGACATTAAAGAATACTCACCGTCATCAAATTGAAGTCTATATGCAAACCTAACATACTTATCTTCTAAATATCTAGGATCACCAGGCCAACTAGTATCATCACTTTCGTTTGTCATTGTGGTTTCAATAAACCTAAGTCTTTGCCCGACAACAACAACTGTAGCTGGATCTGCATTAATAGTTACGGTATTTGTAGTTGTATCTATAGCTGTTACCCTTATATACTCACTACCAAGTATGCTTTCTGATCCTACGTTTTGAGCAGCATTAGAAACTACAAACATATCAACAGATATACCAGTAACTGTTTCTAATATAAAATTCTTAGTATTTGTAACTGTTACAACAGTAGTGTCTACTTCCTTGTAAAGCTCAGGAGCTTTTTGTGGCATGTACTTAGCAACAGATATTTGACTTTCCTCGGTGTAGTAATTAGGATTACCTATAGCTGTTGTTACGTTTATTTTTCTAGGTTGATTTCTGTTGTCTGTCCAAAACAATAAATCTTCTACTAGATTTATTCCTGTAACTTGCCAGCATCTATTTTTAGCAAAATTTAAAAACTTGCCTTGAACTAAGGTACTATAAGTGTTATTGTTAAGATCAAAAACAGTTATTTTCATTTCTACAGCTGTAGATGCTGATGGGTAATTTACGGTTTGGCAAGTTGCATCTGTGTCTGTGTAGTCTGTTAATATTTGAAATATTCTATTACCAACTTCATCTTCAAACTTACCTATACATTTTAAATTAGCATTGCTAGAGGCTGTAGCCGCTATTAAAGAATTACCTAATATATTCTCAAGCGAACCAACATCATTGTCTTCTGATCTACCTACAGATATATTCAGAGCATCTCTATATTCACCGTTAGGTAATATTCTATCATCAAGATCTTTATTCATCTTGGATTTTAGAAAAGTATTTTTAGCTTCTGCCATGTATTATGATTTTATCCATTTAGATTTACCTCTCATTACTTGTACTATTTCTTCAAGCTTTATATTAGATAATCTTATTTTTGCATTACGCAATTTTGAACTTTTATCTTTTCTTAATCTTTGAACTACATACTCTTGCTGATTTGCTCTAGTAGATATTATAGAGTAGAGTATATAAGCGTACATTGCTTCTTCAGCAAGTTTAGGTAATTTAGTATCTAGATCAGTGGCTAAGCCGTCTGATATATATTCTAAAACAATTAACTTGTCTTTTAAGTTTGCTGAAAAAGATACTTTACCTTCTCTTTCGTTCATATTAAACCAGCCATTGTACTGTGAATACTGAGGATCCATGCCATACATTTGACCTCTTGTTGCACCAAAGAAAGAACCTGGGTAGTCCCAATTGTAAGCCCATAAATCATTAGTGAAATCTTGCATTGTCCAACTACCGTTTATTAACTTGTCATTAGCACTATGCCATCTTTCTTGAACTATAGATGTTCCTTCTAAATCATTACCAAAATTATCTTGTGTAGGTATTCCTTGACTATCTTGTAGCTGAGTGTTGAAAGGACTTATTGTTAAATTATTAGCTGGGTATATAGGTCTTTTTACTCCTTGCCCATCGATCCAAGACATACCCACATAATTAACGTAGTCTTGAGGAAGAACAAGAGTTAAACCCTCTGGTATTGTTAACTCAGAAGATTTAATACTTTTTAAAGTATCATAACTAAATTCTTGCATACCTCTCTTTGCATGAAAAATAACATCTGTTCTTTTAGCATCTGGTAGTAATTTACCAGTGCCAACATATCCTACCAAAAAGTTATTTACTATATCAACTAGTTTTACATATTTATAACTACCATAATTATCTTCTACGGTTTGACCATATGCTTTTTCAGCAGGTGTAGAGCCATATTTACCACCATCTAATATTTTTAATTGAACTACTATATACAGACCATTAGCAGGTATTGCATTAGCCGGAAAGACAATTGAATTACCTAAAATAGAAAACTCTGTAATGTATTCAGACCAAGATCCAGGAGAACCGCTAGCGCTGGTGTATACTTTAAAATTATTTAACGCATAATTTTCAGTGTTAGGATTCCAATTACCTAAATATAAGTCAGTATCAAAAGTTGTAGGAAAAGTTCTATTAGCCCCATCACCTACAAAACCTTCAGCACCTTGGTAGTATTGTTGACCAGTTTCGTTTAGTAATCCGTTATTTGGAGGTTGTATAGCCATGTTTTATATTTTTTCGTTTTGATTATCCATAGCAACTTGTTGAGCCGCGCTTTGTATTAATTGTGGATCTTTAACTATGACACCAGCATACATTAATATTCTTAGCACTATTTCAGTTTGCTCTGTTGGATGTAATTCAAAGTTTACAGAACTACCAGCGTTGTAAATGTATTGATAAGCTGGAGCTGTTGCTGTAAAATTCCACATTGGATTTAGTGGTTTTCTTAAGTACGTACAAGATAAGTCACTTTGTATAGTTGATGGTGATACAAATATTTGTCTATCTTTATATCTATAAACAGGAAAAGAAGTAGATGGTTTTGTTATAGGTGATAAATTTAGTTCTAATAATTCGTTAGGTTGAACATATTGAACAGGTGTTTCATCTTTGTGTATAACAGTTCCTAGTTTGTAAAAATCAAACTCATTTACTGTTAATATTAAAGCTCTACCAGCTGTAGGTACATTAGTCAAACTAAGCGTAAGACCAGATATAGTCCAATCAGTAAATTCAGCTAAAGGTTGTTGAACACCATTAGCGTCCTCTAACGTAACGCTTGGTTGTCCAGCGTCTAGTTCGTCTGCTGTAATAGTAGTTACTACATATTGCTGAGCTGTTGTTGTGTTGAATGTTTGAGATGTGGTAGTACCTGATACTGTTGGTACGCCAAAATAAGGGCCTACGTAAGGACACGTGCCGGCTTCTTGGAAGAGCGCAATTTTTTCTTGCGTATTTTTTACACGATCTGAGTATTCAGAGTCGTTATCTGGCACGCGTAATTGTTGATTTAAATCTTCAAAATAAGACTCGAATATCTCAAGCTGCACTTGTGCGCCTATTCTATTAAATTCATCAGGAGTTAAATATCCCCTTTGTTCTTTATTGAGAATAAGTAAAACTGTTTGATAAACTTGATTTACGTTTATTGCCATTATATGTTTTTTTTTTAATAATTAGGTGACCACAAAGTGATCACCCATTATTATAATCACCTGTTAAATCATTTTTTTCTCTATTGATTTAAATACTTCTACACCTTCGTCTGTTTTTAAATAAGCAGCAAAAGCTGAATAAGGATTTTCATCAAACGGAACGTTCATTAGTTTTCTACCGTTAGACGCCCAGGATATTTGCCTTTGATCTTGAGACAATAAAATTATTCCAAGTTCAGCTGATCTAACCGCAAAGTTTCTCAACATCACGTTTTCGTCATTAGCTAAATCTAAGAATAACTTAGGATTGTTTTTAGCAAATATTAATAAATCTCTTTTAAGTTCTTTAGAACTCATCTTATTAACCCTAGAGCCAATCTCTACTCTCATGATTGCTTCAGCTTGATCTATTTCTATTTCTCTAGCAGCATTTAATGCATCTATTTCTATATTTAAATCAGCTAATTGATCTTGAGCGATTGCTTGAGGTTTGTGTTCTAGGTATTTTCTACCTAATAAAGGGTGATATATAGATAGCATTTTTTGCAAAGCTTGTTGTTCTTTTGGAACTTGCAAGATGCCATCAGTAAAAGATATATGCCCCATTGTTGCTTCACCTTTTTGTTCATCTACGAATACTGACGATTGATTTGTAGCATACCTTAATTCTCTTTGAGATCCTGTTTCCTCGTCAAACCATAGTAAAGCATGCTTTTTTGTATGCTTGCTAGGTATTGTTAGTGTTAGTGGTGAAGAGTTATCTTTTAAAAAATATCTTCTATCTTTTATTTCCCAACCAGTTTGTTGGATTTTTTCTTTTTTTGCCATGATATAATATAATAAAATTAATAAAAGTAATAATTACCCCCGTTGATATAACGAGGGTAAGAATCACATTAATGTACTAGATACCTTTGAATAATACAAAGTTGTTTCTAGCTTGAGTTACTAAACATCTTTCAGATAAGAAGTTAACTTCCATTGCATCTAACGTAGAAGTAAATGCACCACCAACTGAACCAGTTAGCCATGATTTCATTCGTCTGTCATCAGCTTGAGAAGCTCTGTATCTTACGTGTAAGAAAGGACGTCTAATGTTTGTACCTAAGATTTGGTCATAAACAGTAGAAGTACCTGCAGGAACTAATACTCCTTCAATTGAAGCAGGACCAGTCATTGCACCACGCGTTGAAGCGTCGTTTAAGTATTTCCAATCTGTCTTATAGAAATCATAAGAACCTCTACGGAATCCTGAGAATCCTAAGTTCAATGCCATTTCTTCGGAGTTTTCGAAAAGACCAAAAGCAGTACCACCTGCATAACCTCCAGATATAGAAGCTAACATATCGTCAAAATCAAGAGCAGTGTTTCTGTTCAAGAATAACATGTTTTCTTCGATAGCTCCTTGAGTATCTAGGTTTTTAAGTATTGCATCAAAAGCGTCAATACCAGCAGCAGCAGTAAATCCTACTTCTACGTTACCTCCGTTTTGGATAGCAGCAAATAAACCTTCGGTACCAATGATACCTACACCAACACCTCCAGCGATAGGAGATGCGGCATTTTTAAGCTCACCTTCAACCATAGACATTTCTAAGTAATCTTCGAAACGTAGTCTAGTTTCAGACTCAGCTTTTAAATACCATAAGTAACCACCTGTTCCATCTTCAGTAGCAACTTCTACCCAACCGATCTGAGCAGTGTCAGAACCATTAATAGAATATTGGCTTCTAATGATAATAGGATTATTGCTAAAAGTAGTAAACGCAGGGTTCACACTAATCATAGGGTTAGCAGCTCCAATCGCGTTTGCACCAAGTGTAGCAGCAGGTTGAATCGTGCTCTGTCCTTTTTGGAAATCAGAACCGTATACAAATACTTTCACTAAACCAGTTAAACTAGCTAAGCTACCAACAGTATAAGGTTGTACAGATATAATACCAGTTGCGCCATTTGAAGCATCTACGAAACATTTTAATTCACCACCAAAGTCGTCCATAACGACAACTGTTGCAGCTGGAGAAACAACGTTTGATACTTGCGTATTTACACCACCATTAGTTATATCAATACCTAGATTAGCAACACCTGCAGCATTAGGAACGATTGAGCAATCAGCGTAAGATATATGTAATCTATTTTGTTCAGACCAAATTACTTGATCAGAAGTCATAGGCATTTCAGCGCCTACCATTCTTAAAAATCCGGATAACGTTCTGTTACCGTATCTTTCTACTTCAGCTTCGTAAAGCTCTGGTAAATATTGCTGAGCAAAATTTCCTTGGTTTCCAGCTGCAGTACCATCGAATGTAAGATAGTTCTGCTGAAGTAATTGTTGAGTTTGAGAAGGTACTAAACTTCCAAACTGTGGGGATAAAGCCATAATTTTAATTTTAATTAGTTAAACTTTTTTGTTTTTATTTTTAATTTTGATGAATCTAAACCACTAATCGACTTTACTTTTAATCCATTTATGAAAACATTTCCATCGGCAACTTGCCTAGGTCCGTCTTGTGCTGGATTTTTAGAATTTGTAATAACACCTTTGATGCCATCAGCTTTTCCTTGTTCATAAAAATGATGAGCTAGTTTATCAGCATTCATTGCAGCGTACATAGCCTTGTGATACCCACTTGGATCTGTCATATTTCCGTCTTTGTCTAAATACTTACCTACGAAATTCTGAACATCCACTTGAGTTTCACCTACCTTAGCCGGGTCTTTAACACCGTATCTAAATTTCTTATCCCCCACATTAAAATCAAAACCTTTGAATTCTTTATTGAATAATCTTTTAGTACGATCTCTAAAATCACCGTGTTGTGCTTGAGCTTTTTCTTGCTGCTCTTTATATCGGTCATAAAAGCTTAACGCTTCTTGCTGTTCTTGAGTTACGCCCGGTCTCAACTTGATCTCGTCGTAATATTTACTCTTAGAACTTTCTAAGTATTGTTTTGCTTTTGCAACTTCTTCTTTATAAGCGAGTTTCTTTTTACGTATAGCTCGCTCTTCATCTACATCCTCATCATACTTAAAATTATCTTCCATTAAGAAAGCTATTTCTTCTAAGTCTAAGTGTGGTTTGGATTTAAGATAATATTCTTTTAAAACCTCTGAGCCATTAAGCTTAGAGTAATCTTTGTTTAATGCCACGTAGTCTTCTACGCTTCCACCTGTTTCCTCCATAAAAGAAACTAGTTTTTCTACATTTTCCGGTAAAGGTTTTCCTAAGATCTGTTGATCTCTTACAGCCTCTTGAGCTTTTTGTTTAACCTCTTTAACTTCTTCATCGGTTATTTCTTGGAGTGGGGTGACTTCTTCAACAACCTCGCTGGGCTCTTGTATTTGTTTGTCCACTTCAACCAAATCTCCGGCTTGTTTTTCTTCAGGAACATTTCCTGTTTCTCCGATACGAATGGCATTATCTTCTTTTGGTATTTCAACCTTTACAACATCTGGCGTAATTTCACCTGTTGCTTCTGGTTTTGTTAAATCTACTTTTACAGGATCATTACCACTAAGGTGTCCTAAGTTTTTTGGTGTTTTATTTTTTTTAATTTTAAAATCACCTTCTTGTTTGACTTCTTGAGTCGTTGTGTTTTCTGACATAATATAATATAATTAAATAATTAAATAATTAAACTTTAGGCATTAACTCTTCTATGTTAAATCCTAGGTTGTTTTCTCCTGTATTTTCAAAATCAACAGGGTTAGAGTCATTTTGTCTCTGCTGTATCAATTTACTCTGTTGAGTACCTTGCATTTTTAATCTTTTATCTTTACGATCTTCAATATCTTTTTCTTTAGAACCTTCAGCTCCTGTTTTTATTTGAGCTAATTGAAATTGATAACCATACTCTTGCTGCATTAATTTAGCTTTTATCTGCATTTCAGTTTCCATTCTACTTATTTCAAATTGAGACTTAGCTTGCTCTATACTAACTTTTTGTTGAGTTAATGCTGCTTGTTTTTGAGTTTCTGCTAATGCAGTTTGCTCTGCTGTTTTAGCGGCGGCTTCACCTTGAGCAGCTATCATTCTCTCTTGATTTGCTCTTTCTCTAGCTAATTTCTTTTTACGTTTTTGTTTTAGTAATTGATTTGCTAGTTTTAGATTTTTAATTTGACGAATATCTATAGCGTCTTCTAAGTCAATACCTCCAGACTGCAAAGCAACTTGGATGTTTTGTTCTAGCTGAGCTTTCTCTTCATCGTCAGGTTCTAGTTCTAAGAATATACCAAAGTCATGTAAGTTTAAATTAGATATCTCTCTTAATGTTTCTACATTATATATAGATATACCTTCTATTAAAGCATTAGCTGTTAAAGGATAACTTAAAGCATCTGCTAGTTTTAAAGATATGTTTTCACATATTTTTAAAGCAATATATAAGCTACCTTGATTTATATGTTTTGTAGCTATATTAGATTGATTAGCTGCCATTTTAGCAAGACCTACTAAAGCGTCTTTATCAGGTAAACTACCATCTCTAGCCTCGTTAAGACCCGTGACATCACGTATCATTTGTAAATAATATTGATACGTTTGTATTAAAGCTGCTAATTTTTGACCACCAGCAGATGACTGTAATTCTTGAATAGGTACTTTGCCTCTATTAGGATCACCATCTTGTGTGAGTGATCTACCAACAATAGAACCAGTTTGGAAATACATGTTTAATGCTTCTGCTGGGTTATAGTTTGTGCCATTGCCAAGATCAACTTCTGCTAGACCGTCCATATCTAAGAACACACCATCTGGAACCATTCTAGCTAGTACTTGCTGCATTTTTAAATGCGTCAATTGTATCATGTCTGCAAAACCTGTACATCTACTTACAATAGATTCTATTCTACCTTTGTACATTCTTGGTGCAACTATAGAATAATTCATTTCTACTTTAGTAGTATCAGCAGCTGGTCTTGTCATATTTTCTGCTAGCTCCCACTTAAGTATTGTGTTTGTTCCTAACACTTTAGCTCCAGTGTATAATACTTCTATACTTCTACCGACTCTTTCAAACCCATCATTTGGTGGAGGATTAAATTCATCTGTTTTTTCTATTATTTTCTCTAAACCGTTTTCAGTTCTTTTTAATTTAAAAACTTGATTCATGTAAGTTTTATATTCAAAATACATTACTTGAACCGTATTGTTGTCATAGTTACCCCATCCGGTTATATACTGCCTGTTACCAGGCATTTCTTGAATTCTTTGTAATTCTTCTTCTGGAATATTAGGAAACTGTTTTTTAAGCTCTGGTATAGTTATTGATTTAACTTCACCGACATAGTATATGTCTTGAAAATTAGGA